TTCTTACGATTCATCAAATAATATATATCATCAAGTTCAAGAGATTTAGATTTCGCAAAATCTGTAAATTCTGACCATTGTTCGTCAGTCATTTCATGACGTGAACGAAAATCGGTTTCCTTCGCTAGTTTTTGGTTTTCTACCCTCTGCCCTTGCAAAGCACCATTCAAACGACGCTGGACAATTCCATCAATCGTTGCTCCTAGTACTTTTGCTGAATCAGATTCAGGTTGAGAAAAAGCATCATCCGCATCGAACGTAAAGTCCTCATCGAGATTCAACTTCTCAGTCATTGTTTGTGGGGTTTGACCTCCACCCTCAAAATAATTTCTCACATGAGTAATTAAATTAGGGTCTTCTCGCATAGCATCAAGGATTGGCATATAAGGTTCAATTTCGGAAAGTTTTCCGTTTAACCTTTTAGCTTCTCTACTTGAATCACTATACCTTTTTTGTAAAGTATCTACTTCAGATACTTCTTCCTGAACTTCTACATTAGGGCTCGTCTGCGTGTTACCGCTTTGTTCCGAGGTTGGTTGCGAAGGTTCATCTATGATTGCACCATTGACTTGTTGGTCTAATGTTTCAAAGAAATCATCAGTATTCATGTCCATGACTGCACTTTGTACGTTTGTACTTTCGGGGGCCTCAATGGCGTTACCTACTTGTTCTGACATACTAATCTCCTTTTTAGAGTTTTGTTAATTTACCAAATATATTTTATACTATTCAAGATTTATTATTGTTCGTTTTCAGAAACATCTTGTTTAGTACTTTGCATATCTGTTTTCATTTGGTCTCGCATTTTCTCAAACTCAACTTTCATCATTCCTCTTAGGAGTTTTTGTTGAGCTTCAGTTTCAAGAACATCTTTTCTTATTTCATTTCCGCCTTTATCAACCTGCATCTTTATACCAGCCTGCACAAGCTGTCGTTGTAATGTCTCTATAGTCCCATCTTTATCTTTCATAGCTTCTTGCATTGAGGAAACCTGACCTTGTAACTGAGAATAAACAGATTTTCTTTCTATAACCTGTTTTTTATTTCTTATATCAGTCTCAGCTATCATAGCTATATCATCTATAAGACCAGCTTGGAACCATTTAAAATATTCCTCTAATAATGCCCATCTATTAACTGGCATTGTGGCCCCAGCTACAACTCTTATATCAAATCTTGCAGTAGAATAATCCTTAAATCTTCCTATAGCTTCTCCATAATCATTATATACTTGAATGTTAATCTTAACTTCTTTTTCCTGCTCTTGGGGAGACTGTCCAGCCTCAGGTTGAACTATTCTAAATACTTTTTCAACTGAATAATGTCTCTGAGCAATCATTTGGAAGCATCTACCTAAATGCTCTAGAGCTGGCTCAACTATGCTCCCCATCCAAGCTTTTAGCCTTCGAGTACCAAATTCATCATTAGCCAGCAATCCTCTATATGTCTCAGTCTGTTGATTCGTGAATCCCATCATAGCAGAAGGAACTCCACTTATATATTCTGCATCAGCCTTTCCTTCTTGAACCACAGTATAAAATGCATTATTAATTGGGGCTGGTAATATAGGAGTTGGAGTAGCAAATCCTTGTCTGTATTTTAATAAAGCACCGGGAGATGATGAGTATTTCTCCCATTCTTCTTCAGGGACAGCTCCTTCTTCATACATCCATCTAAGATTAGATGCTAAGTTTGCATTATGAAGCATTATCTGATGAGCTTTATTTATTTCTTGTTGCTTTCCTATTAATGGAGTGACCGCACTCATTGGATATGGGGTTCCAGTATACATATAGGGAATAGGAACAATGGGATACTCACTTATCGGCAAAGTATATTCATATAAAAATACATCATCGCCAACACTGCAAGTTTGTACTATTCTATTTTCAAAAAACTTTATAGAATCTAATATATTCTTTTTTGATTTTGGATTATTTTCAAGAATCTTATAATCAGATTCACTCATTATTTGTTGTTTAACTTGAGTAGCTGCGTCCTGAGCTGCTCCCATTAACTGCATTTCTTTTTCTTTTATAGCTTGAGCAGCCATTTCCTGAGATTTCTTTATTTCCAGCTGAGCTCTTTCAGGTATAATTTCACCAGATTGAACAGCTTGCTGAATCTGTAATTCTTTTTCTATTAATCCAACTTCTACTTCTTTAGTAAAATCTTTTAATTCTTTTTCTACCCCTTCTCTTATATTGTCCATCTCAGCAGGGGAAGGCTCAACTTTTATGTATACATTTCTATATGGGAACTTTTTCTTAGAATATGTTTCATAGTATGGGATAATATCTTCATCTTCAGCATCAAGACTAATTCCCATTGTAATATCTTCAGGTTGGGATGTTCCACTTAAATCAGTATCTCTTTCAGAATACGAAACAACATCAGTGCTTTTTGATACTTTTTTAATCTTAGCTTCAAACTCAGGAAGCATATTAATAAGTCTTGTTCTTGCTATATTCTTTCTTACTTGTATAAAGTTTGCATCTCTGAATAAAAAGTCCCTACTTGCGGGGTCGACATATACATCATAAGGGTCAAGTCTACTGAATCTTACTTCTCCCATTCCTCTATCAGCGTCTTTGTCTACATCAACAAGGAAATATCCTACTCCTTTAGTTAAAGCATCAAGAGCAATTTGGCTATATAATGACTTACCATTAGATAAGTACCAACAATAATCTGCAATATCTGAATGTACTTGAGCCACATCTACATCATCTCCAGTAGCTCCAACTGCTTTCCATTTGGGATTATTAGCAGTTACAAAGTATTTCATTATTTCTATAATAGGGGTTACTCTATTAATAGTGAATGTAGGCATACCCGATTCTTCTAGCTGGTCTTTCTCTTCCTTAGATAATTGCTCATCAAGATAAAAGTCATGCCCTTTCTGACTTAAATGTTGCCACCTTTGTCTGTGGGATGAATTAGCTTTCTCCCACAGTTGTTTATTAACTTGAGCCTTTTTCTTCTTAGTATTTCTTGCCATATTTCTTTTTAGCCTTTTTATTTGCTTTCTTTCTTGATGATCCTTTTCTTGTATCTGTGTTTACCTGGCATTATTCTCTCAACTCAAAATGTGGGAAGTCATCAAACTTATTATCATCAACAAACCAATTCTGATTCCAATCTCCTCCCC